ATAGATATCTTTTTTTCATCTGATAAAGGCATAAAAGGATAATATTGAACACTGTATTTTGTTTCTGTATCTTCTTTACCTTCAGTAAGCATTACTGGATCTTCAATCAATTTACAACAGAAAGGATTTTCAAGAACTATAAAGATGGGTTTATCATTCTCATCTACTAATTCCTTTACATCTGCTATAACTTCTTCGTTTGACTTTAGTAGAACTAATTTTATCGACATTGCATCTTATTTAGTAATAAAGAGGGAGGTTGGATTCCTGTGTACCAACAAATAACGGGCATTACTACAGTAAGTAAATACGTCATTGCCTGAGACCCGATTGGTTGATCGGTTCTACCCTGCGGTAGCAGCACCACCTGTGTCTCATCACCTTAACCAGCGGTTGCCAGTAAGTTTATTCAGTCACTCCCATGTTGCGTCCAACAAATATAGTATAGCATAAAAAAAGAGGTTGTCAACCCCCTTCCTCTGTATAAAAATTAAAATTTATTACAACTCTTTTTTTCGTATCAGTTTGCGTTACTCCTCTATGAAGAGTATCGCTTGGAAATAAAAGCATACGATTAGCAACACTCTCTATAATAGTACCATCTTCTAACTCTGTATATCCGTTATTAGTATTAGCATAGTAAATACCAGTTGTCATATTTTTAGATGGTTTATTTTCTGAATTAATAAAATCGTAATGAAAAATACCTTTATATCCTTCGTTACCTCTGTATGGATCAAGATTTGCTTTGATTCTATAAATTGCTGATATTTTTAATTTTATAATCAAAGGATTTAACATATAAAATCTATCACTAACACCTTCATGGTCATGAAATATATGGTAAAAATGACTGCTTGCTAAATTATCATCAGGAATTTCTAAATCTTTTAAGTCAGTATAATTCCAAGAAATTAATGGACCAAAAAGAAAAGCATTTAAATTTAAAAAATCTACCTCAGATAAAAAATTATCTATGACTTTCATTCTTCAGATTTTTTTTTCTTTGCTCCAATATTGTATTTCGTTTCTAATATCCAATCTCCTTTGTCTTTATATGACAACACTTTGATTTGATTTAAAGGTGCAATGTCTTGTATACGAATTACATCGACCACACCAACCAATCCCCAATCAGCAAGAAGCTGAGCAATACGGTTGCGACGCTGAACATCATTAGAAGTAAGGTTAGCGTGTTTTCCATCAAGAGCAAAAAGTTCTTTAAAGTGGACAAGATAATACCTTCCTTGTTTATGAAGTATGTGACAACTTTGATATATCTTCTTTTCTTTTCTACTTGCTACACCAATTCTTGTGAGAGTTTCTCTGACTTTTAGGAAATCATCTGGTTCATTTAATGTAACTTCAATCATTTGGTCGGGAGACCAAGCCACTTCAGGTTCTTTAACAACACTCATTTCGCTCCTCCAGTATCAAATTTAGATTTTATAAAGTTGAGTTGTTTTTTTGTCAGAATTTTTAAAGCTTGTTTTGCTTTTTCGTTACTATAACCATAATAACGTTTTACATAATCAAGGTCTTTAATCATATCCTTACGAAGCCAAGGAGAGAATCTCTTCTTAGTTCTGAGGGTATTTATATAAAAATCGTATTGCATTCGCTTTGGTAAGAAATTATACCTATTCATTTCATTCGCAAAAAGGATAGCATCTAAGTGTCCTGAGAAGCAACGATTGATTATGTATGGTGGATAATCTTTCTCTACTAAAGGGTCTTCATCTATTAAATTTTTCTTTGTTTGGTTAATTGAGTTCAACCAGTCTTTTAGTTCCATCTTCATTATTAAAATAGTTTGCACAAGAACAAACAAGATTACGATCTCCGTAAACATTGTCAATTCGTGATATCGCTGGCCAAAACTTATTAGTTTGATTGGCGGGATATGCTGCCTCTTCACGACTATAATTATACTCCCATTTGTCCGAACTTACAACCCTTGCAGTGTGAGGTGAGTTTTTCAAGATATCTTTATTCTTATCAATCTCTCTGCGAATACTTACCATAGCTGCACCAAATCTTTCAAGTTCATATAAAGACTCACTTTCAGTTGGTTCAACCATTACTGTTCCTGTAACTGGCCAAGATAATGTGGGTGCGTGAAAACCATAATCCATCAATCTCTTTGCTACATCTTCAGCACTAATACCATCAAAGTGTCTTACATCAAAAATACATTCATGTGCAACTCTTCCATTGTTACCTTTGTATAATACTTTGAAGAATGGTTCAATACGATGCACTAACCAGTTTGCTGTAAGTAAAGATATTTCACTTGCTTTTCTCAATCCATCAGCACCCATCATTCTTATATACATCCAACTGATTGGAAGTATAGATGCACTACCTTGAATTGCTGCTGATACACGATGATTCATAAAAGGAACAAGATGTTCTGCAACACCAATCGGACCAACACCAGGACCGCCACCACCGTGAGGAATACAGAATGTCTTGTGTAAATTCATATGACATACATCAATACCATATTCACAAGGTTTTGCTAATCCTACCTGTGCATTTAGATTCGCACCATCAAGATATACCTGACCACCATTTTCGTGCACGATTCTACAGATGTCTTTGATAGTTGGTTCAAATACACCGTGAGTTGATGGATATGTAATCATAATACAAGACAACTCAAATGTATTCATTATTGCTTGCTTTTCCAAATCTTTCAAATCTATATTACCTTCATCATCACATTTAACAGGAACAATCTTCATACCTGCCATTACTGCTGATGCAGGATTAGTTCCATGTGCACTTGTAGGTATCAAGCATACATTTCTTTTTGTATCACCATTACTTCGATGATATTCTTGTATTGCAAGTAGACCTGCATACTCACCTTGAGAACCTGCATTTGGTTGTAATGATACTTCTTCAAATCCAGTGATATCACATAACCATTCTTGTAAATCAAACATAATTCTTTGATAACCAAGAGTTTGATTTTCTGGTGCAAATGGATGCATATTTGCAAACTCACTCCAACTTACAGGCATAAGTTCTGACGCTGCATTTAATTTCATCGTGCAACTTCCAAGTGGCATCATACCATTTACTAGTGAGAAATCTTTAGATACTAACTCATTAATATATCTCATCATATTAGTTTCACTTTGATACTTATTAAATACATCTTGTCTTAACCAAGGTTGAGTTCTTTCTGGAACATACTTCCATTTGTATCTCCCAACTGCTTCAACAATATGATCAATAGTATCGTATTTGTTAACCAGATCCTGTTGTGAATTTAATAATTCTTTGATTTCATCAAGAGTCGTAAGTTCATCTAAAGTAATGATAGTGTGGTCATCTTCATAACGAACATTATATCCTTCAACTGCAAGAAAACTTTTAAATCTCACTGTATCAAATCCTTCTGTTTTATCAACTTCAATACCTAACCAAGATAATCCTGTTAATAAAACTTCTCTGTAAATTAATATTCGAGTTGCAATTTTTTTGAGTCCTTCTGCTCCGTGATATGCAGCATAAAATCCTGCCATATTTGCAAGTAAAGCTTGTGCAGTGCATATGTTACTTGTTGCTTTATCTCTTCTTATATGTTGCTCTCTGGTCTGCAAAGCAAGTCTTAATGCTTTATTACCTTGAGAATCTACAGATTGCCCTACAATCCTGCCTGGTATTTTTCTTTTGTACTTATCTGTTGTTGCAAAGAATGCTGCGTGTGGTCCGCCAAATCCCATTGGCACACCAAATCTCTGCATACTACCAACTGCAATATCGAAACCCATTTCACCTACAGGTTGCATAAGAACCTGTGCAAGTGGATCAACAATCGCAATCTTCATACATTTACAAACTTCTGCTAATCTTAATAATCCATTTCGATGTCTTAAATTACCGTGACTGTTTGGTAATTGTACAATGACTCCAAAAGCATCAGTAAAGAAAGCGATTGGTATAGATTTATCAAAATCCATTTTGATAATATTAATACCTAGTGGTTTTGCTCTTGTCTGTAATACTTCTAATGTTTGTGGAAATAATTTATCGTCAACTATAAAATCTTTTTTCTTACTTTGACTATGTGCAAGTAGCATTGCTTCTGCAGCTGCAGTTCCTTCATCTAATAATGATGCATTTGCAACTGGTAATCCAGTAAGTTCTGTAATTAGTGTTTGATAGTTGAATAGTGCTTCTAATCTACCTTGTGATATCTCTGCCTGATAAGGTGTATAAGATGTGTACCAAGCAGGATTTTCAAATACATTTCTTTGGATAACTGGTGGTGTAATTGTTCCATAATATCCCTGTCCAATTAGACTTCTCTTAACAATATTATGTGAAGCAATATCTTTCAATTCTGCAAGTGCTTCCTGTTCACTACACCCCTCT